TGATGCTAGGACTACAAGCTGCTTTCGATCCGGAAAAACTAATGCTATTGTTTGATGCAGCCAATCATGAAAATGAAGAGATAAAAGTGCGTGTATTGATTTCAATCCTGCTGACGTTATATGTTTACAGAAAAAGAACAGCTCTTTATCCGCAAATAACGAATAGGTTGGATGCTCTTTCCGAGACTCCGGGCTTCACTAAAGCGATACGGACTATCACATTACGTTTTATCCTGGCTCGTGAAACAGAGAAGATCACCCGGAAATTACAAAATGAGATTATCCCTGAGATGATGAAATTAAGTCCGAAGATCAGCAATAAAATCAATCTGAAGGATATTACTCCGGAACAGTTGGGAGAAGAAATGAATCCGGAATGGGAAAATATATTTGCAGACAGCTCTTTAGGCAAAAAAATGGAAGAATTCAGCGAATTACAACAGGAAGGGGCCGATGTGATGCATTCTACATTCGTTCATTTGAAAAGTTTCCCCTTTTTCCGCGAATTGAGTAACTGGCTATTGCCGTTCACAACCGAACATTCATCATTCGGTGATCGTTTCAATCAGAACAACGGCGAAAAGCTGATGTTGGACTCCATGACGCTTGCTGCATTTATGTGCAATTCCGATAAATATTCGTTATACTTCAGTATGATGCAATTACCAGAAGAGGCCAAGAAAATGATGATGAATCAATTCGATAGCCAGGCTACAGAGATGATCCAACAGAATAAGGAAGAATTGATCAGCAAACGGGGAAAACTGGAAGCTATCACAGGACAATATATACAAGATTTATACCGCTTCTTTAAAATATATCCGGGACATCTGGATTTCAACGACATTTTTACTATGCCGCTTGACTTCCATAATTTGAGCATTCTGCGTCCTTATATTTCTGATGAAGAAAGTCTAAGCAGCATTGCTGAATTTTATCTGCGTAAAAATTACTTCAGTGATGCGCTGACCATATTCAACCAGCTTGCCGAAACAAATCAGGACAGTGATATTCTTTTCCAGAAAATAGGTTACTGTAAACAGATGAATGACGATTTACAGGGAGCTTTGGATGCTTATCTGCGGGCGGATCTTTTAAATCCGGGAAGCAAATGGGTTATCCGCCGCATAGCAGGCTGTTACCGTTCGCTGAAAGAACCGGAAGAAGCATTAAAGTATTATCGCAGATACGAGAAACTGAATCCCGACAATTTGTCAATTACAATTAGTATAGGACATTGTTATCTGGAACTCAGGAACTACAGTGAAGCCTTAAAATGTTTCTATAAAGTCGATTACCTCGATGGTAACAATAAGGCATGGCGCCCAATAGCATGGTGTTCATTCCTGACCGGTAAATATGACCAGGCACGAAACTACTATAAAAAGATACTATCCAATCAACCTAATACACAGGATCTGCTAAACGCAGGTCATACGGAATGGGCATTACAAAATATAAAAGGAGCCATAGAGTTCTATAGGCAAGCTGTAGAGAAAGAAAACAGAGATTTCTATAAATTTCAGGAAGAGTTCAATCAGGATATCCCGGATTTGATCGTGGCCGGAATAGAAGATACTGAAATATCCCTGATGATGGATCAGTTAAGATATGTATTAAGTGATTCTTTATAAAATCAATCATATTTAGAAAAGCCCTTTCAAGCTCTAATGAATAGGGCTTTTCTATTAAATACAGTTTACACGGGTTCAACCGGTATACAAATATCCACAATAAACTTCTTTTCCGGATGCTCATCATGATTGTTTTGATAAATCTCATAATGATATCCATAACCACATTTACAACCATTCTCTTCTAACAGATCGAACATCGCATTCCAGGCAGAGGGAAACTCAGACATCGATAATTCAAAACGTCCAACCGCATATAAACCACGTGATAATCTATAACAGCCGATCATACCCTCCGGTTTCACCTCTTCAGATACAAACATAGCTGCATCAGCCGTTAATTTATCGACCGGAGTTACACGGGGATCATCATGATAGACAGACAATAATCGCATATCCGGTTGAGAGATAAATCCCCTGGGTAAAGCCCATTTCATAAGATTAGCAAAAGCCTCCTGCATCTGATCCAAAGCTCCTTGATGGCGACAATAAATAACGATTCTCTCTGGCATCTGTTTAATTTCAAAAGTGCAATTCATATTCATACCATTTACTTTAATTGTTTTATCACGACAAAAATACCGTGAATAAAGTGAGGTATGTTGCTCGTTTATGCTTTTGAATTGACATTTCTTGCTATTCTGCTGTCCATTTTTGCGACGGTACTCTTCAGCCGATACACCGAAATGACGCTTGAAACTACGACAAAAAGAAGATGCGGAAGAAAATCCCCAATCATAAGCTACATCTTTGATAGCTACAGGATCGCTCAGCAATACATTAGCAGCACGCTCCAATCTTCTCCGAAGGATATACTTTCCGACC